ATTCACGATAGCATCAAGTTGCTTCAGGAAGGTTTCCGAAAAGCAACGCCATTGATGCATTCTACTCGTGATATCAAGGACAAGGGCGAGTTTATCTCGACAAATGTCCGTAAGACCAAAGTTACGTTCAATACTGTTTACCGTACGAAAGTATGGTATTCGGTTGAACCTAGCTATCTCTCAAACTTATCTCAGATGGGATTACTCAATCCTGCTGAGGTTGCTTGGGAGCTCACTCCTTGGTCGTTCGTTGTCGATTGGTTTGTACCAGTCGGCAACGTTCTTGAAGCTCTCACTGCGAGAGTCGGAGTTACTTTTATCGATGGGTTCACTTCCTGGAAAGTTGAATCAACTTACGAGGATGAGTGTATACCCTCCGGTAATGTTTACGGTCCTGTTGTTGTGAATACACAACGCATGTACCGCCATAACCGTGGATTCGAGCGATCGAAGCTGACATCGTTTCCGGTGCCTGGCTTTTATTACAAGAGTCCATTTAGTTCCAAACACGCTCTTAACGCACTTGCGTTATTGCGTCAACTCATAAGGTGAGGCATTATGCCCCAACTTCAGAACTTGGTCCTCACGGACCGAGCAACGACTCCTGTTGCGCATACCTTTGTCCCTCGAGATATCTCGGCGAACGTGGGTACCGTAGTTGAGTCGACCGGTGTTCCAGTTGGTAACAATCGGTTTTCCATCTCGCTGAGGCAGACTCCAACCAATGGTCGCTACAAAGCTACCATACAATTGGCTATGCCTATCGTCGCAACGCAGGTTATTAATGGGATTTCTACCCCAGTTGTTCAGCGTACGGCTTATGCCGACCTGAGCTTCACCTTCGATTCGACGTCAACGTTGCAGGAACGGAAGGACATCGTCGGCATGATGATGAGCGCCTTGGATCCAACCAAGACTCTCGTTAATGACGTCGTGACCGCACTCCAGGGCGTTTACTAAGGATATCGTCTTAGACGATCCAAGGTAAACGTTAGGCTCTCTATGAGAATCTTTCTGGTGTGTTTGACAAGCTTATTGCTTGTACCGTTCCTTGCGAGTTGCACTGTTAGTGCTACTCGTAATGGATTGCTCTTTAAACCAAATGGAGAAGTATCCCATGGTAAAGAAACGAGTCCAGCTGAAAACAGCGGATCGAGTTCTATCACGGAACCTGACAAATGAGGTTTCATCTGAGCTTCTAGGACTCTTGTCCTTGGATGACTCATTTGAAGCTGGTTATCTCACGTCAATGCTTCTTTCGAAGTACACTGAGTTAGACAGTTCCTCCTCTAAAGTTAGGGCATCTCGGGCCATTACAAAATGGCTTAACACCGAGTTGACTAATGATGACACTAATCGACGAATAGCCACTCTTGGCTATTCATCTGGAGACCTAATTCCTGGGATTTCTATTAAGAAATTCCTTGATAAGGTCAGTAGCATCATCGCGACGGTTTTGCCCGCTGCGCCGTCACTGGATCTCTCCATTGGAGGATTCAGTGGTGGGGCATCGACAAGCAAGAGGCGAGCGCAAGGCCATCCAGCCTTGAAGTTCCTTGACGCAGCTGACGCTACTCCACAGGCCTACCATATGTGGTCCAACTTAGTCGTTGGGACACGATGGGCCGACCATTGGTGTGAATCTGGTTTGGAACCCAGATTCGTGGAAGGTAACGTTCTTTTCACCGTTCCTAAGAACTCTGAGATTGATCGGGTTGCCTGTAAGGAACCCGATCTCAACATGTTCTTGCAACGCATGTTGGGTAAACAGATTCGTTCTCGACTCCTTAGAGTCGGTATTAATCTGAATGACCAACGTGTGAATCAGGAACTTGCTCGCATTGGTTCAGTAACCAATGGTCTTATGACCATTGACCTATCCTCTGCTAGTGACTCTGTCACTATCGAACTTGTCCGGAGGCTTCTGCCGTCGGCCTGGTTCGAGGCAATGATGTGTGTGCGTTCTCCTTTAACAATTGTTGAGGGTGTTTCTCACACTAATTCAATGTTCTCCTCTATGGGCAACGGATTCACGTTTGAGCTAGAGAGCTTGCTCTTTTACTCGATCACGCGAGCCGTTGCTTATTTTCAAGGAGTCAGGGGTCGGATATCTGTGTATGGAGACGATATTATCGCTCCATCTGAGATCAGTATACAACTGGTCTCAGCCCTCTGCTTCTGTGGTTTCTCCGTTAATGAAGCTAAGTCCTTTGTGGACGGCCCATTTCGGGAAAGCTGTGGTAAGCATTGGTACACTGGTCGTGATGTTTCCCCAATTTATTTGAGGAAACCTATCCGGACCTTAAGTGATCTGATCCTTTTCCTCAACCAGCTCACTATGTGGGCTAGTCGGGGTCTCGGCGTTGTTGATCCACGGTACGAAAACTTTCTCCTTAAGTGGAGGGAATTTGTTCCTGTTGATCTCCAAGGCGGTCAAGATTTATCATCAAGATCGTCTCTCGTAACCGGTCATCGGGCTCGTTATGAGCTCTATTGGCCTCAGGAGTTCATCCCACACGATCATATCGGTGGGTTCCTGTTTTGGTTATTTGTCGCCGACACGCGAGGATATCAGACTACTTTTGATACCGACGGATCGAATCCTCCTCGCTTCGCGAGGAAGAGGAGATCCAGAGCGTGGGAAAGTGACTTACCCGTATTCCTATCGGATTACGGCGGATAAAGTCAAGGCCCTCACATGCTAATGTGAGTGCCCCGACCTAGCAAGTCGGTGGGTGCAGG